TGTTCTGTTACCTGCGGAACTTGAGCGGCAACGCATCGTTCTGCGCCTCCTCGAAAGGTCCGGCGTCCGATGAAAACACAATTCGCCAATATTGACCTGCCTTTGACGGGACATCACGTGTGCAGTTCGCACCCCCATACGGTCACGGAAGCCGCTGCGCTCAATAAGTCTGCTCAAAAGCAGTTTGGGGATTGCTTGCTTGAGATGGCGCGGGATTTGGTGAATTTTCGGCGCGGGGAGGAGCCCTGGGAGGCTTACCTGCGTTCCGTGGAGGGACGCTGATGAGTGTTCCTCAAATCCGGCAGTTTCCCGAACTCTCGCAGTCCGAGAACGAGGCGGTGTGGGTGTTGTGGCTTCATGGGCTGTACGGCCCCGCCGATCTGGAATGCGATGCCGATATGGTTCGTCAGAGGCGGGACTACCGCGAGGACGATGTGGAGTTCATTGGGGGCAGCAAGAGCGGCCGGGTCAGTGATCCCAAGGCGGCTTGTGAATATGGGTTCATCCCGGTTGGAACGCCTGAGTTCGCGGATTTGATGCCGTAGGGAGAGTTTGATGCGAGAGGTCAAAACCAAGCCGCGATTCCGGTGCGATTTCTGCAAGCGGACCGGGACGAAATGGACTATCACCCTCCACGAGCAGCGATGCTTCAAGAATCCGAACCGATTCTGTGACGCTTGCGGCAATACCGGCAAAATCATGGGACGCGACTCGTGCCAGAAGCCGGTCGAACATGAATTCGGACTGAACTGCGATTGTCCGATGACGCTGATCGAGGACTGCCCTTACTGTGAGCGGTATCGCGATTATCTGCGCAGGCAGGAAGATTTGGGGACTGACAGCTCCTACTAATTAAGCCCGCTAATCCTGGTTGCATCACACGCCATAGACCCGATACGGGCGGCAGAGAGGAGGCAGGCATGAAGTAAGGAAATCGCGGAAGCGCTGTAAACGATGATTAACGCGGCTCGTGTCGCTTAAGAGAATGTGGATTAAAAAGGCCGTATCTTCGGCTTACGATTGTGCCAAGAGCAGGGAGGCTTATATGCGCGGCCTTTGGATGATGGCCGCTATACACGACGCGGACGCGCTGTAAACGAGGAAACCTTCGGCCCGCTCTGATCGGACCTTCGGGAGCGGGTCTTTACCAAACAAGAGGAATTCGTCGTGACGGATATCGACATCAGCGGACTTAAAAAATCTGAAGTACTCGCCGCTCTTTATAACAACTCGCGCCCGCTCGGGCTTGGGTTCCTGCACTTCACCCCTGAACCGATGACGGCCGAACAAGCCGAAGAGATTTTGAAGGACGGGGATTATTTCGACTACTTGAAAGGACGAGTGATGAAGGTCAGCCTTGATGGTGATACCTTTGACCCTCGCCTCTATGACCGGGACAACGGGGATGGTGCGGCCGCAGCGGCTATCGAGCCACTCCGCAAACAGACCGTGAACGCATAAAAATAGGCTCAGGATTGCTGCAAACAACCTGAGCCGGAATTACAAAGTCATGACCATTCTATCAGCCAATCCGAACGAAGTCAACCCGGACGCGCAGACAATGCGCCAGACGATCACGGACGAAGGCCCGTTCCGCCGGGAGCACAACGTCCCGACCGCCTGGACGCTCGAAGAATATGAAGAGTTCATCGCGGGCGGCGGCAGTCTCACGGTCACGGATTCGGGCTACGTGGTGGATGCCGAAACCGGCGAATGCCTGGACCATGTGGACAGCATCCGGTCTGCCAACCCATTCCGCGTCACGGACCGCGCCAGTGCCGACTGGGTTCTCGCGAAGATTCTTTCCGCCGAGGCGGACCTCGCCGCCCTGGACATGGAAGAAGCGGCAATCCGTGAGAACTTCGAGCGGCGGCGTAAGCGGATTGAGAGCCGCCGAACCTGGGCGACCACGCGTTTCTCCGCTGAACTGGAAGCATTCGCGGATAGTGAGCTTGCTGGTGGAAAGGCCAAAACCCTGACCCTCACCTATGGGGAACTGAGCTTCCGAAACAATCCCGGTGGTGCGGTGAGCGCGAAGGACCAGACGGCAGGCATCGAATGGGCCGAGGGGCATTGTCCCGAGGCCGTTATAAAGACGCCTCGGCTTGTGGTGACGCCGCTCAAGGAGATGATCGACCAGTTGCCGCGCGATATCTTCGAGGTATCGGAACCGAGCCGCACGTTCACCATCAAAACCGGCATCAAGAGGGCCAAATCGTGAAAAAGAAAACACAGATTGACGTGTTGGCCGCGTTGCCCAACATCACCGATGTCCCGGCCCTTCCCGGCTTCAAGGCGGTGAAAGACGATGCTTATGTCTACATCCAGGGGCCGGACGGGTCCATGCGGTATATCCCGCTGAAATCCCCGATCTGGTGTTCACTACTCACGGTGAAGAAATGACCGAGACATCCCATTTCAGCGGTCATTGCTGTTCGCGGCATTATCTGGTGAGCGATGCGATTCCGTGGCTGGAAGTCGCCATGGAACAGACGCCGCGCGGCACGGTGAGGGTTTGTTTCCAGGATGAACCAGAGAAGTTCTCAGAGGGTGTGACACTGCGTGATGCGCTTAATGATCTGACTGGAATGCCCGTCACTCATTATGTTTTGATCCCGGCAGGATAGCCGGTGACGAGAGATTTGACTATGTGTGAAGAGACGAACAAAAGGCCTTTCGACCCGAAGCCGTACCTTATCAAGGTCCAAGGCGGCCGCCAATACCTGCCTGTATCGGCTCGGCTGATCTGGTTTCGGCAGGACCATCCCGATTGGGGGATTGAGACGGAATCGCTTTTCATTGACCCCGATAAGCAGGCAGCTTGCTTCCGAGCGAAGATCTACGACGCCGACGGCAAGCTGATCTCTACCGGCACGAAATACGAGGATGTACGGGGGTTCCCGGATTGGATTGAGAAGGCCGAGACGGGCAGTGTGGGGCGCGCCCTCGCGATGTGCGGCTACGGCACGCAATTCGCCCCTGAGATTGAGGAAGGAGCGCGGTTTGCCGACACGCCGCGCCAGCAACAACAGCGCGGACAAGCTCCTCGGCAACAAGCACAGCAGGGAAGGCCGCAGACATCCCCGCAGTCTCAGCAGCCCACGCGACAGGATCAAACGCCATTCGGGGCGGCAGTGCGCGATAAGGCCAATGTTCAGGCCAGCGGTGACGATGACGCGACGGGGCTATTCGATTCCGTGAAGGCGTTTGAGGCGGCTATGCCTGTTCAGGCCCGCAACCGGGCGAAATCCGATTGGGTGAAGACGAAGAACGCGCCACCTAATCTCGACACCATGGACGAAACCGATTTGCGCTCCTATCTCGCGCATCTCAAGCAGTTTACGGATGGAGTAGGTCAATGAAAACCACAGCAGCAGAGGCGCGTACTGCTGAGAGCATCGCAAAGCGCGTGAATGACGCCTACTCAGACGCGTTCACAGCGGCTTTCAAGCAGGCATTCGGCATCGAGTGCGAGACGTTCTATAGCTTCCTCGGTGGCGGCTATGTCTCGACCGTGGATAAAATGCCGCTGAACGATGATCAGACCCAATGGGCGCAGGCATTTTCGGATGGTTACGCCATGGCCATGAAGCTGATCAACAGCAACGATATTGCAAGCGCGGCAGAAGTGGTCAGGGCGCGGCAGGGAGCAAGCCAATGATTGCAAACCGATATCCGATTATCCGTGACGGAGCAGGCGCGGCAGCCCATGACGAAATCTGCCGCCAGTCCGTCAATGAGGACCGCATCACCACATGGCGGTTCATCCAGCGCGCCATAGGTAATACGCGCCGCCCATCCGCGCGTCGTGACATGCTCCTTCTTTTGCTGGGCTTTATCGCCATAGTAGTTGCTTTGAACACACTGGGAGGCACGAATTGAACGGCACAACGAGAGAGTGTGTGCAGGTCAGAGGATTTCTCGTGGACCCAGGATTGCTCGATCACCCGGCCGTCCGTCCTCACTACCTGAAATGGCGTGCGGCGGTCGAGTTGGAGCGTGAGGCCAACCGGAACATGCCAGGCGCGGGAGCGCTCGTGAGGCCCGAAACCTTGGCATACAAACAGCGATTGGATGAGGCTGTATTAAAAGTGAACCAGGGGCAGGTCGAGGCCGATTCCCTGACAGCACCGCTTGGCGTCGTGCCTGTTGCCGCTCGTCTCAATACCTCATCTGTGCAGCAGGCTGTTCCGCCGCCTCCGGGGCGTAGCACGGCGTTTGTGGATTTGGCGGCAGATCGTATGACCGTGATTGTGAGCGACCGGGAATTCCATGTCCCAAATACTGTGAAACGGCGAAACCCTCTTCCGGCGATCTTGTTTTCGGCAGCAGTTGGCATCGGGGTGATGTTCACTCTCTGGCCCTATCTCCACCATTAACGACAATGACCAACAAACCGACATTCGGAACGCTTTTCTCGGGCGGCGGGATTGCTGACTGCGGCTTCATCGCGGCTGGCATGGAACCGCGCTGGGCGGTGGAGATGGAACCGGCGATTGCGGACGTCTACCGCGCCAACTTCGCTAACCATCCGTGCTTCACGTCCCGAGTCGAGGATATCGACTGGCGGCGCATGGAACCCATTGATCACGGTCACGCCTCGCCGAGCTGCAAGAACGCATCACGGGCCAATACGAACGGGCGCGAGTGCGAAGGTGACCTGAGCGCCGCACGCGCCGTGTGCAGTTTCATCGATATCATCCGTCCCGCGACATTCAGCCTGGAGAACGTGTGGGGATATCGGACGTTCCAATCGTTCCGCATGATCCTGGAGTGCCTGGAGGATCGCGGCTATTTCGTGCACTACCAACATTTAAATAGCGCAGATTTTGGAGTCCCGCAAACTCGGGAGAGGCTCATCCTCCGCGCCTGTCTGGATGACCTGGTGCCTTCACTTCCGGCGCCGGTTCGATGGGTTGGCTGGTATGAGGCCATCGAAGATCTGCTGGATACGCTGCCGGAAAGCGAGTTCGCCCCGTGGCAGCTTGCCCGACTTCCCCAGGATCTCGGTGATTTCCTCATAGGTGGAGGAAATACGAATAAAACGATGATCGATAGCGCGGCGAGCCGCGCTATCGACCCGGCATTTACCGTCGCGGCTACGAACGCTTTGCGGAACAATCGGGCTTTCCTGGTTGATCATCGAAACGCATCTCGTGGAACGACGGTGCGTTTCGATGATCAACCGTCCATCACGATCGACACCGGCGTAATGCGCCGACCCTCCTCAACACCTTCCGCCTTTCTTGTGAGTGGCACGGATGCGAATGTGCGCGGCTGTGATAGTCACGCAGGGACTATCACAGCCGCGCAGGGGAAGGGAACCATCGCGCACCGCGCTTTTATCGTTCACGGTCAGGATCAGCGCACAATGCCCGTTCGCCAGGACGGTGAACATCGGCTCACCGTCCTGGCGAACGGGAACGGCAATTCCAATGTCCCTCGCGCCTTTATCGTTGATGGGCAGGCGAATGGGAATGGGGAAACGCTGACATGCCGCCAGGGTGAAGAATGGTTCTTCACCCTGGCGGCATCCTCCGCGAAGCGTCCTGCGCGGGCATGGCTGGAATGCGGGCGTGTCGTGAAAATGAACGTCCGTGCCTTGGCGCGATTTCAGTCGGTCCCGGGTTGGTACAAATTCCCTGATAGGGCGAACCTGGCTTGCACGATTATTGGCGGTGGGTTTCCCTCCCTGATGGCGCAGCGGATTGCTGAGGGTTTGTACGGATCGGAGTCCGCATGAATACCGCTGAACCGATGCTCGACAGTCCCATTAAGTGGGTAGGCGGAAAAAGCAAATTGCGCTCTGAAATCATCGCGCTCTTGCCTGCCGATGCCGAGTGCTATTGCGAAGTATTTGCGGGCGCGGCGTGGGTTCTATTCGGCAAACCCTCTCATCCCGTCGAAGTCATCAACGACGCGAATGGCGACCTCGTGAACCTGTGGCGCGTGCTGAAATGGCGACCTGCCGAGCTTTTGGAGCGCGTTCACCAGCACCTCTATAGCCGTGAAATGTTCATGGAATTGAGGCAGCAAAAGCCGGACGGCAGCGACGAAATGGAGCGGGCTGTGTGGCTCTATTTGCTCATCCAAATGAGCTTCGGCGCGGACGTTTCCAGAAGCCAAAGCGCGTCGTTTGGCTTCAGGAATAAATCGCGTGGCGATTTATTCCTGAATAAGAGCCTTGAGCAATTCCAGCCCGCATTCGAACGGCTGCGCGGTGTGTTCGTGGAGCATTCCGACTTCGAGAAATTGATCAGCCGCTACGACCAGTCGAACACGATTTTCTTTTGCGACCCGCCTTATTTGGACACATGCGGCTATGCCGAAGCCTTTGGGTTCCAGGACCATCAGAGGCTCGCAGAGACGCTGCACGGCATACAAGGGCGCTTCCTACTGACGGTCAACGACCATCCGGCGATACTCGATCTGTATAGCGATATGCGCTTGATTGAGATGGATGAGGCGCGTGCCAAGGCCCGCGCCTCGGAGGGCCGCAAAGCCGCGCCGATCCTCGTGATTATGAATTATGCGCCGCCACAGTCCGATGAAGCGACAGGACAGACGAGCCTATTTGATGATAAGGGCATCACGTGAATACCGATACCCTGGGTTTGTCCGCGAGATCTGAAATTCTGCGCCTGCGCGGCCTCCTAATGAGCGTACTGCAGATCTGGGAAGCGGGCTTGATGTTCGACAGCGGAACATCCGCCCTTTTCGATGGCGTGATTTACCGAGCCGTCCGCGCCAATTTGAACGTGATTCCGATTTCGCCCCTCGGCGGCGAGTACTGGATGAAGATCGGTCCATTGAACGAGAAGCCATGACACAGGCAATGACCACAGATTTACAGCAGACAGTCACGGAGATCCCCGTTGCGTCCCAGCCATCTCAGACCCTACAGGACAGGCATTTATCCTTGGCTCAGGAGTGGGATGTCCTGGTTTCAGCGCACGGACTCGACTATGCGCCAGCCCGCGCCCTGCAAACCGAAATGCGCGAGATTCGGCGTCAATTGAACGATGAAGCAGCCATCGAGCTAGACATTCTCGCCGGTCGAATCCCCATGCCAAAACACCGCGCACGCATGGGTATCACCCGGACTTTGAACCGAGAAATGGACGCCGATGAAGTGACGCCCGAATCCGAACCAAAGCCGAAAACTCGCAAGGGGAAACGAAGCACGACGCTGCCAAAACCTATATCCAATACTCCTCTCCATGAACACACCGAGGAGATTGTTGCGGCATACCGGGCAGGGGCGACACCGTATCGAATCGGGATCGACTATGGACTGAGCAACCGGAGAATCCTGCGTATCCTGACCGATGCCGGTGAACAGATCCGGCCACCCGCCAAGGGGCTTGATTACGATACGCTGGTAGCCAAGGTGAGGGCAGCATTTCCTGACACCGTACCAAGCGCTCCGACTATCAAGCGACTTCTTGGGGTGAGTGATTATGCGGCTGAGAATGTGGGGGAGAGGCTTTGAACTATCAGCACTATATCGACAATACGCCCGCAGGAGAGTGTCCTCACCGTTTTTGGAGCCAGAGACTTTCCGAGTTCGAGGGCCATTACACACTCCCCGAAGCGATTGATATGCGCACATTCCTGCACCAGTACATTGAGGATCGGCAGAAGGCTCTTGGGATCGAACCGAAAACAACCCGGAATACCAGGGTCCCCGTTACACCGTCTCGTGCGATAGAGAAACCGGTCATTCCCGTTGCGGTCATGCGTCCACCTCATCAAGAAATCGTCGTGGATGTAGTGGCTCAACAGAAGCGCCGGGAGCAAAAAGCACGGAGAGAATCGCGGCCCGTAACAGCCAAACCGTCAGCACGAGCCGCCGCAAAAGCTGCAAAACAGGAAGCGATTTGCCGGGTGTACCAAGAAGGCTATTCCTACTCGCAGATTTATGCCGAACTGCATGTGGATGGTCATGCGATCCGGGAGGCACTCAAGGCGGCAGGAATCCCCGTTCGACCGCAGGGCAAGACGATGCATGTGACTGATGAGGAAATCTTCGAGAAGTTCCGCGATGGATGGACGAACCGTCGGGTCTGCTCCGAGATGAGGGCCGGTGTTCAGAGAGTGGCGCAACTCAGGCGTGCATTCAATGGAGGGGCCGTGCAGTGAGTCTACGGATGTCGCAGGCGGAATTCGATGCCTTGATGGATGCTAAGAACCCAGGGCAGAAGAAAAAGCAACCTCGCGTTATGAAAGCCGCCCCTGTCCTGCCGCCAAGCTTCTATGACGGAAATCGCATCGTCGTGATTTTGCCGTTGCCTGACCGTCGTTTGCATCCGAACGGAGGGCGTCCACATTGGACCATCGTTCGTAAGCTGGTCGAGGAAACCAAGGCACTGGCGTATGGCACGGCCAAGGAGACGCTCAAAGGTGCGATGCCCGGGTGGACTGCAGCCCATGGTCTTTGCCGCATCTACCTGACCCGCAGTAATGTGGCCGATGAGGATGACATCAGGGCCTGGTTCAAGAGCTATATCGATGGGATTGCACTGGCGGGGGTGGTGACGAATGACCGTGTGATCCGATGGGAGAAGGATGAATTGGGCGCGGATCGCATGATGCCCCGAGTCGAACTGGAAATTATCAGAGGCGATGAAAAAAACAAATGACTGAAACCGAGCAAATCATTCACGGTGAGCATCAGGTGCCGAAATGCCGCCGAACAAGCCACTCTCGCCCCGTGCATCCATTCCGGGAAACCGAGAAATCCCATAAAGTGCGCGAGGATCGCACCGTCAATTTTTATTGCATCGCCCAGTGGCGCGGCGATGCCATGGAGCAAGCCCGGAAGGATGAAGATCCCGATGTGGGCGGCTGGTTCTACGGGGAGCCCACGACCGGGGAGCCGTGTGAATTCCGAGACATGGAGGCGGTTCTGTTCGCGCCGGGGGCGAAGGTGTTCCCGGAGGGTGATTGGGCGGCGACCGATGAGGCCATGGAGGCGCTGCACGGTTGGATGGCTGGCCGCCCGTGTCCTGAGACGCTCGACTTGTTTGCCGCAACCACGGAGGCAGTATGAGCGCGTTCCGAACCACTAACCCCACAGTCGTGCCGGGGCAGATGCCTTGTATCGGATTATGGCAACCCTGGGCATCGTTCATCGCCTGGGACGAGAAGCGATTTGAAACCCGGGGGTGGCGCACGGACTATCGGGGCCGCATCGCGATCCTGGCCGCCAGGAAGTGGGACCGCGAGATCAAGGGTTGGTGCTTGGAACAGCCTCACCGCAAAGTGATCTGCGCACACCTCAACATCGCGCAGGATGTGCCGGATTACTGGTTCCTGGAACGGGTTCGGGAGCGCATGGCGTTCGGGGCCATCGCTGCTACGGCGCGAATCACAAACTGCATCCCGACAGAACGGGAATCGCAGATTCGAGATGTGGTCTGGCAGTATGGGGCGCGGCACGAACTCAAGTTCGGTGACTACAGTATGGAGCGGTTCGCGTGGCGGCTTGAGGATGTGGAGGCGCTCGCGGAGCCTGTCCCATTCACCGGGCGGCAAGGATGGTTCAACGTCCCGGAGAGTGTGCTGAGAGGAGAGCGCGAGGCCGTCATAGAGACGGTGATGCCCGAGAAGCCATGCCCCCTGACGCTTGATCTATTCGCAGAGGATGTATGAACGGGTCAGGACGAGGAATTGCGCTTCAGGCCGGCAGACGCCTTGACGCGCTCAACATCGGCCCTGTAGAAGAAACGCTGCTCTTTTTCCAGAAGAGGATTGCCGGGGACAAACGCGAGCCCCCATTCAGCCATCCGCTTATAGAGAGTGGGGCGGCTGATGCCAAGGAGCTTGCAGGCCTCCGGGACAGTGAGTTTTTCGGTTTCATTCATAGCGAGAAATGCGCGGATCGAGCGCGCCGAAACGTCTATTCTGCTTCTATTATACACAACATTCATTCTTGTGTCTCTTTCGGTAACTATGGTAATTAGAGAAGACACAGAAACTATGGTAAAGTTGCGGTATAATTATGATGAGATTTATGCAAACACCGGTTCGATTTTAGGAGTTGAAATTACATGGCCCTCAAACTGTCAGTCGAAACGCATGGTAAGCGCGACGAGTACGGCTTCGACCCTTTTGACTTGATACCGAACTTCTCGCCGTTCACCGGTCGCAAAGAACGCTCCGAAGAAGCCATCCAAGCCATGGCCGAAAGCCTGCTCAAACACGGTCAGCAGCAAGCCTTCCTCTATCGGAAGGGCTATGACGGGAAGCCCATCCCTGTCTCGGGCCATACCCGCATCCTCGCCGCCGCCCGGATTACCGAACGATGCATGACCGGCCCGACGGGAGTCACCTACTCCCCGGAATCTCCCTTCATCATTTTCGGCACATACCGGCAGATGAACGAGGTCGAAGCAGTCATCCATACCTTCGTGGAGAACGACGACCCCACGCGCACACCTCTGAACAGTGTTGATCACGCATTGCTGATTCGGGTTCTGTCGGAATCGCATGGGTTGAAGGATTCTGAGATCGCGGCTCGGCTCGGCAAAGATCCTTCCTGGGTCGCCAAACATAAAAAGGTATTGGAGTTGGATGCCGGGACACAGGCCATGGTAGCCAGTGACACCCTCTCCCTGGATGCGGCGGTTACTGTGGTGGCGGCGATTGAGCCTTCGCAGCGTGCGGAAGTGATCGAGCGGGCGAAAGAGCAGAACAACGGGCGTGCGACATCACCGGCCATCACCAGGGCGGCTACCGAGATGGGAGCAACGACGGCAGGGTCATTGAAGAGGACGGACGCTCAGTTCAAGGAATGGCTTAAGGAAAAGGCCGATCAGTATTCGGCGGGGCCGGCGCAGAAGTTTTTCTTTGGTGTGCTGGATTGGCGGCTGGGGAAGATTTCCGACGCCGATCTCGACCAACTTCTGAAAGATGCCGTGAAACGTTAGGAGCCGAAATAGCATGGACCAGGATATCGTCGATGTTCTCAATGCACGCTGGCTCGAAATGCGGGATGACGCAGGAACTGGGGGAGTGCGCTTTAGCACCGGGCTCCTGACCGGCTTGCTTGCCGCTGGCGCAATCACGGAAATCGAGCGTGACGGATGGGCAGCGCGATTTAGTAGTTGCCCTGGGCATCAAGGCGGCAGCCGCGTTTGGTGTGGTTTCTGCGGCGATCTGTGCTCAGTCTGTGATTGCCTGAAGCATGAATGCAGATGCCCTAAGGATATTGATGAGTGTACCGCTGGGGAAGGCCCGCAGTCGCAGGGTGCCCCACCGATTTACGAAACGCCGCCGTATTCTGACGACGGCGGCGAATGCCCGAAATGCGGATTCTCCACCTGCTGCTGTGAACGCCTGCAAGTAGAGCAACAGTTAAGCTGCCTGGAAGAGACGGGCCGCGAATATTTCGACGGCAATGATCCGATGCCCTATAATCGCCAAACCTGCATTGTAAAGGGGAATGGCATTCGTGTTTTCAACGGCAATCGTCCAGGCGGTCCAAAGAAGCCGTATTGGATCACGCCAGGCGTTGAAGTGGATGATTTGCTGTTCGAGGGAACGGAATGGCGACCGGCGTGAGGATGTCCAATAGGCTTCTTGGCGACTTTGAGACATCTCTCCTGTTGGCGGTAATCAGCCTCCGGGATGAAGCCTACGGCCCGAAAATCGCGGCCGCCATCGAACAGCGCACGGGACGCAAACCGGCTCCAGGCGCGATATACACGGCACTGGCGCGTATCGAGCAGAAGGGCTATGTGACGTCCCGGGAGAGCCAGCCTGCGGCCATGCGGGGCGGCAGGCGTCGCCGGTACTACAAAGTTGAAGAGACTGGAATAGAGGCGGTACGGGCAAAGGCCGCGATGCTTTCCGATTTGAACGAAACGTTGAAAAGATGTCACTGAATCCATCTACAGCAACCCAACTGAAGAACAGCCTTGCCGTGTCCCGGATGTCCCGCGCTCAAGAAGCCGCCGACGACCTGGACCATCCCACTACCACGCCCGAACCATCACCCTCGCGCAAAAACCTGGAAGCAAGAGTATGGATTCTCACCGTCTGCACAAAGCTCATGTCCCGAATCACAGGCGAATTACTTCAGGGGAAACGACTCACTACACCGGACCGAACACTCCATTATGCGTGTATTGAGATGGTCCGAGTTTTGGAACATCAAACTGACAATTCTCTTACCACACAACGGATTTGGGATGCTTACGGGCGGTGGTTTCCAGAGGAGATTGTTACTCGGGCGCAATGGGATCGCGTGAGACCTTATGTCGCTCCAGCCGTGTTCAGGAGGGACGGGAGGAAGTGTGTCTATTGCGGGAGCGAGCGGGATATCACGGTGGATCATGTGGTGCCTATTGCGCGGGGTGGGTCTCATGAGATGGGGAATTTGGTGGCTTGCTGTGGGGCGTGTAATAGCTCCAAGGGTGATAAGACCGTCGAAGAATGGAAGCGTTAATGTCAGAGTTCGACGCAACGCAGATCATCAATACTCTGGAAACGCTCTTTGAACCCGGTTCTGTGGTCGAAATCCGGCTTCCGAAGACCGAGAAAAAGACCGTTCGGGGTTACTTCAACGATTTCCAGAAGGCGGCAGCAGCCATTCGGTCCTGGGACGGCCGGCACAATGTCTATCTCTCGCTCAACGAGGTCAATCCAGATCTCCTAGCACGTGCCGCGAACCGCTTAGAGCTATTCGCGGATACCTCAACGGGCGATACAGACATACGGCGGCGGCGATGGCTGTTCATCGACCTGGACCCGGAACGCCCTTCCAACATCTCATCCACTGATGCCGAGCACGCGGCCGCGAAGGAGCGGTCCTCGCAGATCGGCCGGTACCTGCGGGGTTTAGGCTGGCCCGAACCGATCGTATGCGATAGCGGCAACGGATGGCACCTGCTCTATTCCGTCAACCTGCCAAACGACGATGTGTCGAAAACGCTGATTGCGAGATGCCTTGAAGCCCTGGGACTGATGTTCAGCGACGACGCCGTAACGGTGGATCTCGCCGCCGCGACCGCCGCGCGCGGCACGAAGCTTTACGGGACGATGGCCTGCAAGGGAGATAGCACGCCAGACCGTCCACACCGCCGTTCGCGAATCGCGCACGTCCCGAAAGCCATCACGGCAGTTCCCCGTGACCTGCTACAGGCACTCGCAGACATTGTGCCTGAACCTGAACCGATTACGCGGCCCAACCGCTATTATGGTGGCGCTCCACGACCGGAATTCGATTTAGAAGAATGGATCTCGCGGCATGGGCTGCCGGTCAAGCGGGTGTGTGACTGGAAGGGTGGCCGGAAGTGGATCTTGAACCCGTGCCCATGGAGCGAGACGCACGCCGACAATGGAGCCTTTATCGCCCAGACATCCACGGGGATGATTGCGGCGGGGTGCCATCACGCGAGCTGCCAGGGCCATACGTGGCGCGACCTACGGCTGATGTATGAACCCGACGCCTACGATAAGCCCGAGTTTCAAGGAACGTTCCGCCCGTCCGACGGTCAACCTCTCGCAGCAATCCCTGCTCACGTCGCCGGGATGATGCCACCATCGCGGATTCAGGTGGTACGTCAACTCAATCAGGTCGAGCCTGTCGCAATAAGCGACGATTGGGACGAACCTCTTTCGCTGACGGAAGGTTCACTCCCTGATTTCCCGATTCAGGCTCTTCCAGATATTGTGCGCGACCATGTTGAGGAAGCGGCATCGTCCGTTCAGACGCCCGTGGACATGCAGGCCATGATGTCTCTGGCCTGTTTGTCCGCAGTCAATTCGCGACGGGCGAAAGTTCAGGTGGGAGGCGCGAGTCGCCTGCATGAAGAGACGCTGAACCTCTATATCGCGGTTGCCGCCGATCCAGGAACGCGCAAAAGCACGGCGCTCAAGACAGTGATGTTCCCGCTGCGGGCCTTGGAGCGCGAGATCGCACAGGAACTTGGCGCGGAATACAAATCGAAGCGCGATCGCTGGGATGCAGAAAACAAACGCCGTGAACATATGATGGCGTCGGCATCGAAAGCCGCTGACCCCGGCGAATCGTTGCGCTATTACCAGGCCGCTGACACGATTCTTGAGGATATCGGGATGAACCGGCCGCCCTCTTGTCCCCGGCTCATTGTCCAGGACATCTCCACGGAGAAGTTATCGAGCCTCCTTGCCGAGCAGGAGGACAACTGCCTCGCACTGATCAGCGCCGAAGGCGGCATCTTCTCGATCATCAAAGGCCAGTACTCCAGCAAGGGCGGCAGCGCTCCTTCGATGGACATCTACCTGAAAGCATGGTCGGGCGAAAGTCATGCGGTTGACCGGGTGGGCAGCGGCGAGACTGACCTGCCGTTCCCATTGCTCACCATGGGTCTGATGGTCCAGCCGGGCATTCTCCGGTCGCTTCTCGAAACAAAAACGATGAGCGACAACGGTTTTATTGACCGGTTCCTGTACTGCATCCCGAAAAGCCTTGTCGGGACGAGGATGTACCGGGACACTGGCGTTCACCTGACCGCGAACTACGGATACGACAAGCTCATCCGATCTCTGTTTGACCTGCCGAAGTCGGTGACGCCTGGTAATCCCGAGAGGCGCTTTACGATAACGTTCTCCCCGGAAGCCGTCGCGGTATTCGCCTATTTTAACAACGACGTGGAGGGTCGGCTTCGACCGGATCAAGATCTAGCAGGGATGCCGAGCTGGGTTTCTAAGCTGGCCGGGAACGTGGCGCGGATTGCTGGGAATCTGCACATGGTCACGTGCCTCGACACCGGCCGCCCGTGGGATACGCCCATTAGCGCCCTGACAATGGCGAATGCCTGCATCATCGGCGACTACCTGATTCCCCATGCCAAGGAAGCTTTCGGGGAAATGCGCTCCGATGATAACGCATCGCTCGCCAAGCGGCTGCTTGGATGGGCGCAGAGGCGAAAGCAGCCGCACTTCACAATGCGCGACTGCTGGAACGGCAACCGGTCCATCGGAAGCAAAGAGGCTGTAGACGCGGCGTTGCTTAAGCTCATCGACCATGGCTATCTGCGACTGGAGATGACGCCGCGCGATCCGGGCGTGCGGGGCGCGCCGCCAAAGCCGCGATTTGCCGTCAATCCAGCGGTATTGGCCCCGTAAGATGCCCTAATCGCCGTCCGTCCGAATTATGTAGTTTAGTGCAAATTACTGCAAAAAACCGAGACTACATAAATCGACCGAAAAATAAGATGGGGAATTGCCCGATTAATTCATTTGTCGAATTATGTAGTTTTTGTAGTCGCGTAGTCTAGACACTTTGAACAATATTGTAATCTATATTACTAAATATAGAGGCTTGGTTTTATATCATGAATGCTGAAGAATTAATAGCGAAGGCAAAAGCAGCCGGTTACACCGCGTCCACTCAGGAGAAAAACACCGGAAACGAGACTACAAAAACTACATTAATCGGCCAAAACAAAGCCCCGGAGGAACTCTACGCTCAGTCCGATGCCATTCAGCGGAAGCTCTCGAAGCAAACGGACTTCATCCGCTCGGGCAAGCAGCACGCCCGCCTCTCGCGCCGGGAATTGATCCAGGCCACCCGAAAGCTGCTGGATGATCTCGCGGCCGTCTCCGCACAGATCACGCCTGGGAACAAGCACGGTCATACCGACCTGCGGGACGGTGAATGCCCGTTTTCGCCCTATTGCCTGGATATATGGGCCAACGAGATCGACATGCTGGAGCGCGGCCACAACGCCACGCCGATTGACAAGAACGACCCGCCTGCTGGTGGTGCCATATCCGCACAGGGGGAACCCGAGACACCTGCGGCCGTTCAGCAATCTGCGCTGTTTTAACGGGAGTTTTCGCAATTATGGCAACCGAATCGATAACCGCAATCCCTAAAGCGGTCAAGAATCCGATCCCGGAACGATACCGGCTCACCGAAGAAGAGATGGTCGCGCAGTGCCGTGAGGCCGAACGACAGCTTCTGGACGCGGCAGCGGCTTTTCCTGCTGAAGCCGAGATGTATCACGATGCGATCCGACGGCTTTGGATTCGAATGGATGAGGCTCGGGAGAACCTGAAACTTCAAGCGGCTTTGATGCAAGAGGACATTTGCTGATGAGTACGCGCAGAACCATGGACCCTATGCGTCGCCGTGAAATCCTTCGCCCCATGGATCAACTTCCTGTCGGACCCAATGGGCGGCGATGCTGCCGGATGTGCGGCAAGGAGGTCACGCCGCCACGCCGTTGCTGGTGCAGTCAGGAGTGCGTGGACCGGTTCAGCATACTCACCGATCCCGGCTATGTGAGGGCCTTGTTATTCAAACGGGACAAGGGCGTCTGTGCGCTCTGTAGACTCGACACCGTGAAGGCGCATAAAGCATGGTCGAAACAGAAGGGCGAGATGCCTTACCAGGAGTGGCACGACGCCGGGAAGCAAATGGGCTTTATTAGGAGCAATTCCCGGAATGCTTGGGATGCCGACCATATCGTCCCGGTTTGCGAGGGCGGCGGGGAGTGTAGCCTGGAGAATTACCGGACCGTCTGCATTCCCTGCCACAAGGACGTTACGGCGGCGCTCGCGGCTCGCCGGGCCAAAAAGGAGTCTGCGTGATTCCTGAGACGTTCCGGTTTCATATGACGGGCTCGCCACGTAAGACCATTGAACAGCTTGACCGCCTTATGAAGCGATGGGATCAACTCCACTATTGGCACCGGGCAAGCGATGAACGCTGCTTCGTCGCGGATGTGCTTGATGACATCGCCTGGATAGATGCACAGCGCGTCACGGTGAAGATTTGGGTGGGAACCCGGCACGGACAAATCGACCGCCATGCCAGCATCGTGACCGTCACGGCATGGCCTGACCTCGGATAGACAAGGAGAGATAATTGAGCACTGAAGAGAAAGTTATTTCTGACGCGGAATTGCCGCTCAAACGAGAGGACAACGACGAACGCTGCCCCTGGTGCGGCGCACGCCAGGAAGACCTCTGGGAACGCGGCGATGACCTCGAATGCAGCTCGTGCGGCCGCGCATTCTCAAAAGAAACCGTCTGCAGCTATATCCTTCGTCCTGTTGAAACCGTGAAGTGTGATCGCTGCACGGATGGGAAGATGGCCGATGGTTCG